AAATAATTCTCGAAGCGCCTGAAGATCGCGCAGAGGAAGCAATGGCGATGCTCAAAGAGTGCATGGAGGGTGCCGCACCAAAAGTCGGCATTACCCACGTCCCGATCGTGGCGGACCCGAGTTGCGGGCCTGACTGGTCGGACAAGTAACCAAATTCATTCAAACCAATGAACCTCAAAAAACCCCTCAACCTCGAAGAAGTTAAGGCCGCTTGTGACCAGTGGGTGCCCCTTTATAAGCACGTCCGGGGCAAGCTTCCAGCAGGGACAAGCATCGAAGAAACCCTGCTGGTAATGGATCAGATCGCCAAGCTTGCCACCCACATGCGAGCCACAAAAGAAAAGGATGAGCGGGATGCACGTTTTGGATTCAACAAAAACCAGGATAAGTGAGGTTGCTTAACTTTTTTAGGTCTACTTTGGAGTGCCTGTGGAACCTCCGACCTTGGCCGCCAATCCACGTTTTAAGCCAACGTATCCAACTAGCCCTTGGCCGGTTATTAAGGCCGCAAAACTCCGAGCAGAAGCGGCACTAAGGGAGACCAACCCTAAGCTCACCACGCTCGAAAGGGCCTTTTATGAAAAATTTAAGGCCAACCGGATTGTCGGTATAAGAAGAGTGGACAAGGGCCGATACGTTGTATCGACAGGAGCTTCTAAAAAAGTTGATCGAACTGGCCGAGCAGATGCCAACAGGCTTGCTGCATAGGCTCGTTTTAGATGCTCAGGAATTTATAGACTGGCACCACTCGAAAAAACAATCACGCCGTAAATGGCGTGGCCAAAAACCAAAAGGGTACGGACGCTTTGATTGATCGCAGAATCCGCGAGCTTTGCGAAACAGCAGGACTTGTAACTCCCTACAACAAGAACTGCGTTCAGCCCTGCTCCTACGATGTTCACCTTGGCTACAGAGCCCACATTGATACCCCTTCAGGTCTCAGGGAGTTTGATTTGGGAAAGTATTCAGTCGTGAATCCCTTCTTTATGGAGGCAGGTGACTTCCTTTTAGGAGAAACCATTGAAAACATTAGGCTCCCTTTTAACGTCGAAGCGCACTTACATCTCGTCAGCTCAAGAGCCCGAGAAGGGTTGCAGCACGCGGTTTCTGGGTTGGTTGATTGTGGTTGGGACGGGGTGTTAACTCTGGAGCTAAAGAACAATCTGCGTTACGGCGAGATTGGTATTTACCCCGGATTGAGAATCGCTCAGCTTACATTCTTTGAATACGATGAATGTGCTGAAAATCCATACTTCGGCCGCTACTTTGGAGATACAGCCGTTAGCAAAGCTAAGGATGGGCAGGACTTTTTACACTTTTAACGACCACAAGATCTATGAAGTAGGTTTTCCTGTCGGAGAAGATGCTGCTTTCTATGTCTTCATTAAAGGAGAGCGCCACTATTTCAAGACGTTGCGTCAGGCTCAGGTTTACATTGAGCGGATTCAACCTTCTTAAGTGTGATCGTTCCGCTGTCTGAAACATCCCATTCGAGAACTGTTTCTGGTGTCCAACCTGTGAGCTTTATCAACTCTTCAGGCAAAGTCACTATCCCATTCTCGTCTACAGGTAGCGACCAGTTTTTAATTGTCATTTATGAGTGATAACGAAGAAAATTTACGCGATAAATTGACTCGCGAGCTTCAAAACTACCTTAAGCTATCAAAACAGCCAGGTTTAAGCGCGGGTGCAAAGACTGTCTTGCAGTTGCAGATTCAGCACATACAAAACTTGATAGTAGATCGCTATCATTAACCGAATCTAAACATCAACCTAAAAAGGTTGGCGTTTGACCTGGAATGGACAAAATAAAAGCCGACGCGGTCGTGCTCCCTTTCATGCAGAAAGCATCCTTTAGCTCCAAGGCTCCGGCCGCCCTGCCCGTTTTTTATAGGACGTACTCGCGGATGACCGACAACGGCCGCGAGACCTACGAACAAGTCACCGATCGAACCATTGCGGGTATCACCGAATTAGGTCGCCTCACAGACGAGGAATCAGCCCTCGTGAGGGAAATGCAAGAGGGTTGCAAGGTGCTCCCTTCTGGACGCTGGCTGTGGACTGGTGGGACTGACTGGCTTAAAAACCCTAAAAATTTCAGCGGCAGCTACAACTGCACTTCGACGCGGGTGACTGACTGGCGATCACTGGCGCTGATGATGGATCTGGCGATGATGGGATCCGGCACCGGGGCGGTGCTCGAAGACGCACTGATCGTCAACCTTCCCAAGATCCGTAACCGCATCATCCTCAAGGAAGTGCTGGGAGTGGGATTTACGCCTCCTGAGTACCGACGAGATCATTCGTATGTGACGGTCAAGGGCAACACGGTCACGATCGACGTAGGTGATTCCAGAGCCGGGTGGATCGAGTCCTATGAGGCGTTCCTGGAGCTTGCAACAGACAACCAGTTCGACCACACCCGCCCCGTTAGCGTCTACGTCGATTGCTCCCGCGTTAGGCCTGCAGGAGAACGTCTGAAGGGCTTTGGAGGCGTCTCCAATCCGGTTAAGTTGCCTGACCTTTATCCGAAGCTGGCGAAGGTTCTCAACGGCGCATACAACCGTCAGCTATCAAGCGTCGAGATCTGCCTGCTGATTGACGAGGCCGCTCAGGTCGTGGTGGCTGGCAACATCCGGCGTAGTGCCGGAATGCGGCAATTCAACAGCTACGACGAAGAAGCTGAGATTGCAAAAGACAACCTGTGGCAGCAGGGAGCTGACGGCAGTTGGCGCATCGATCCAGAACGTGATGCCCTGCGGATGGCGAACCACACCCGTGTCTTCCATGGAACGCCTACCTACGGCGTTGTGAAGGCGGCTGTAACCAAGCAGTTCTATAGCGGTGAAGGAGCTATCCAGTACGCGCCTGAAGCGATTGCACGGTCCAACGTCGATGTATTGGAGACAGAGACTCAACGTCGCAACTTTCTCTGTGCTTACGACCGTTTTGGCCGAGATGACGCACGTCGTTACCTCGCTGAACAAATTAAAGAACCGATCACAACAGAGGAACTGGATCACCGGATGGATCGCTACGGGCTGAACCCCTGCGGCGAGATTCTGGGGGCCGATTTTCACTGCAATCTTTCTGAAATCCACCTGAACCAGCTCGATCCACACGATTGGGAAGGGCTCGATCGGGCCTTCCGGGCTGGCGGCCTAATTGCTGCGGCCCTTCTGCACCACAAGTTTCAAGAACCTCGCTATCAGCAATCCCGTGAGTGGGATCCAATCGTTGGTGTGTCGTTCACCGGATTCTTTGACTTCTGCGTCCATGCTTTTGGAGCTGACTGGTTGCGTTGGTGGGAAGCAGGAAGGGGCGACACCGTGCAAGGGCGACAGTTCCGCAAGCTCGAAGCTGACTATCTGCGCCGTTGGAAAAAAGTCGTGCAGCAAACAGTCTGGGAATACTGCGACAAGCACGGACTGCGGCGTCCTAATCGGTTCACCACCGTCCAGCCAGCTGGAACTAAGTCTTTGCTGACAGGTGCCAGCAGTGGTTGGCACCCCCCAAAATCAGCCCGGTTTATTCGCCGGATCACATTTGCCAAGAACGATCCCGTCGCATTGGCCTGTAAGGACTATGGCTACAACGTCATTCCTGCTCAATCAGATAAGGATGACGAGGGGCGGCTCCTCGATGACCCATTCGACCCGCGTTGTACTGAGTGGTTGGTCGAGATCCCTACTGAGGTGAGCTGGGCAAACATTCCGGGAGCTGACGAGGTGGACATCAGCAAGTTCTCTGCTGCTGCTCAATTCGACTTCTACATGAATGTGCAACGGCACTACACCACACACAACACCAGCGCCACTATTGAATTTAGAGAGGAAGAAATTGATGACGTATCAAAGCTAATTTTTGAAAGCATTGATATGCACCGCGGGTACATTTCCGCGGCTTTACTGGCTCGTTTCGACAGCCTGGAAACCTTCCCTCGATTGCCATTTGAGCCACTCGAATCGAAGTTGGATTTCTTGCAAATGATGGCCGAGGTCCATCAACGCAGAAGGTCAAACGATTTCAATGAGTTGCTTAAAAAATACGACGGCGATCGGCTTGTAGAAGCAGGCCCTGCAGCTTGCGATTCTGATTACTGCATGAAGCCATCAGCTTCCGTAGAGGCAAAACCGTTCTCGCAAGAGTCAATGTTTGCGCCAATACAATGAACATATTTAATAATAAAAACGAAGAAATACTTAAGGAAATTCATGAAATCAAGGCCGGTATTATGGACCTTAAGTATCGATTAGCGGACATAGAAACTTGGATGATGCTACACGCAAAAACTGGGAAAAAATCCGTGCCCATCTGGAAACAGTGGGTGCTACTGAAAACTGGTTTTTCAAAAGAGCTATAAATATCACAAGCGGAGGCTCTGATCCTATGGATCACCCTCCTTTGGATGATGCCGACAACCCCCAATGAAATGTGAACCTCAACAATCCACAGCTCAATGTCCTGAGAACTGAGCTAACCAACGCGGTAACTGCTCAGATGACCGCAAGGCAACGGCATAGTTATTTGCATCAGGTTATTTACAACAAATACGCCACCATGGGCGCAGCTGAATTGCTTTCTGAATGCGAAAAAGTTCTGGACAGCGACACAAATCTTGCCATCAAAACCGCCTTTCGTTTTGAAGAATGGATGGCTCAAAAATACAGTTAAAAATGCTTATTTTAATTAGCGCGTTATTGTTATTTGCAACCCCCGCGACAGCTTCAACTGAGTGCGGAATCGTTGATGCCACAAAACATTTCTGTGTCCGACCGACTGGCGATACAGGTGTTGAGTTGTGGGTTGTTGAGGCCTCTCTTGGTTCTCGGCTTCATATCAAGGTGGACTGCATGACCAAAGCCGTGCGGATCGTCAAAGCCTCTGAAGAGTGGAGCGTTCCCATGATTCAACAGGGTGCCAAACTTGCCTGCAAACACGTCTATTCGGACGCTGTAAAGGGTTCTGTGATATAGCGAAAGTCGTCGGTTTTCTTTAGCTGATTAGGTCGATGAATATCTAAAAACGAATAAACAGCGTCTTTTCGTCCGTTGCGCTGAAATTCAGCCAATCCTTTCTGGGCTAACTCCCAGGTCCATGCTGCTGCCACTGCCTTGACGGTACGGCGGCCGTTTTCCCTTGTGCGCCTTGTAATCCAGATCGGCTTGGTCCGCTGATTCGGCATTCTGCTTCCTTTGTTAAATCCGCCATTTAACCTAGACCATTCCAGGTTAAACCGCGAGACTGAAGAGGTTAAAGGGAGAGTCGATGTTCAGGCAATACGTCAGCAGTTCCGAAGCCTGTGCTCTGTTAGGCGTTTCACCATCCACGCTCAAACGGTGGCGGCACACCAACAAATTGATGAAAGGCGTCCACTACACCCAGTACGGGCGTTGGACGATTCGATACAACGTGACTTGGCTTCAAAAGTTTCGAGAGTCAGGGGGCCGTGGTGCCCACAAGCTGGAGATTTTTAAGCACCTCCAGTCATCGAATTCGCCAGGGTCGCCATTAGCTGCGCCTTCTCGGAGGGCGTCATAGACGCGATGACCGTAGAAATGTCGTTTGTGGCCTCTACCTTGTCCTGCATCGGGAAATTAATGTAGCCGAGGTAGCGGGCACGCATCGTATTTTCGGTGTCCCCAATCCATGAAGCAACTTGCCTGCAGCTGTATTCACCTAGGCAAACCATTTGCGATACATAGGTATGCCGTAAGTTGTAAGGCCTGCGGTACTTCACCCCCGCGTAGGCACAGGCAAGTATGAAGTAGCGGCGGAAGTTGTGCCAATCGAATGGCAGCTGAAAGTCATCCGTAGCACCAGGGCCTTGATAAACCAAACGTTGACGCCACTCCAGATCCGATAGGCATCGCACTAGGTTCCGGTCTGGAAGGCAGGCGTTGATGGCCTGCTCAAAAAGGTTTTCTTCACCAGGGATAAAACGGTTCAGCTCCGGTTGATGGCTGGTCCCATTTTTTACACGCTTAAAACGCTTGTTTGTATCGATATGGGTTCTATATCTGTCATTGACGGCGTACTCCATGAATACAGGCCGCCCCTCTAAAACAGGTTTGTCAGCAGCAGGCACCTGCGTTCCGATCTGATGCCCCTCCCATAAGCCAAGGACATGCGTCCACTTCAACGCCCGAATCTCGTTCGGTCTGCTGCCGGTTGAAAGCAGCAACGCGAGCAATGGAAAGTAAGGCTTTAATCGATCCTGAGTTTTAAATACTTTAATTAAAGCTCGACACTCCTCAACCGTGAAAGGCTGCGGTCTGCACTCGTCATCGTGAAGCCGGTTATCGGCGATAACCTTGTCAACACGTTTGCGTTCATTGTTTATCGGGTTTCCGCGGCCTTCTTTATCGACAGCTCCCCAGAACTGGCCACGACGAACGCCGGTCGATTTTGGATACCGCTCGGCTGAACTCAACGACTTAGACAACAGCGCATAAGCACCACGTAAGGTCGTCCAGGCTTTTCCTGTGCCGACCCACTCCGCGGTCATAAAACCTGCAATCTCTTCATCAAGATCTTCTGCAGGTATATGACCGAAGATTTCCTGCCCCGGCCGCTGCATCGCAAGCAGTCCGAACGCATCTTTTTGGTACAGGGCTTTCTGGTTTTCGGAGCCGAGTTCCTGATTGACGTACCAGCGAAGCGCATGGCCAAGGGTTCCAAAGGGATAGGTCTTATTGATCGTCTGACGCTTGACGTGATCGACCGTCAGCTCACCCATCCAATATCCATCTTTCATCTCCTCTACAACGCCCTCAAACAAGACAAACTTTTCTGGATAGTTCATCAGGTATTTGAGAGCTTCATCCTTGCTGGTGATGTCCCTAGGGCAGCTCAGATTCAACCCCCTGGCAACTACTGGCCGGGGCCTCGAATTGTCTCGGGCACGAATCCTGAAATTACGGGAACCTGACTCAATCTCGATGGCAACAGACCGAGTCTTTCCGTTGCGCTGAGGAAGTTCAACTTTGTGAATTTGACCGGAGGCAGGGGCCATGATTTTTGTCCAGTTGGGGGCGATGACCTCCACTGGTTTGGTAGACGCGCTGTAGCCAGATTGCGTGCCCATGAGACCCCCAAGTACATGGAATGGGGGGCCTGTTCAGTGGAGGATGTTGACAGCAGATGAACCAGTTTGACCTAGTTTCAACTACCGGAATCAACTTCAAAACCCTTGGTATGACTGAGTTTTAGCACCTTGTGACTTAAAATGCCATTAAGGAACAACCCCAGTCATACCAAGGAATCTGAAGGCCGACTACCAAAACTCTACCAGCGCCCCTCCAGGGCGTCTAGTTACTGACAAGAACCCTGCCCAGAGGCCTGACACATTGCAGGGACTGGCAAAAGGTCCAACTGGTATAGTGTTCCGGTGCTTAAGAGCACATCTATATGGGGCCATAGCTCAGTTGGTAGAGCACCTGCGTGGCACGCAGGGGGTCAGGAGTTCGAGTCTCCTTGGCTCCATTTGTATCAGAGCAAACAGTAGCGATTGCTACTAAGCTGGAGATACGTTGAGCCCATTCGGGCTGCATCAAAACCACACAAGCAACGGGGTGTGGGCCATGGAGTTAAACCCATGAACGTGCTGGAACTTGTCCGTAACCGGACTAAGAAGCAGAAGGCCCTGCAAGACGCTCAAAAACAGCTTTGCTACCGCGGAGTCGTCTACGAGCAAAAGGACTGCAGCTGCCGCTCTAAGGGCTGATTAAATCAGCACACGCTCACAGGAAAGACGGTTATATGGATTAGTCAAATGTCTTTCAAATGTTCAACACAATTTCTGGGAGGGGTGATAACGCGAGCGTCGTGATCACCCCAAGCTCAGATAAAGCTGACAAGACCACTGAATCGGTCTCAGATCCTAGTCATTACAACAAAGGTGTAAGCCCTTACGATGTCGCCAAGACGATGTATGGCGCTGAAGGTTTGCTCAAGTTTGTGACCGTAAACGCTGTAAAATATGTGAGTCGTTATCCGCACAAGTTTAAAGGCAATCCTAATAAGCAACTTGACGATTTAGTCAAAGCTAAGACAAGCCTAGAAACTGCAATCGAGCTGCATAAAGAGATTTACGGCGAACCAAACACGGTTAGGCATGGGTGATTCTAAAGTTAAATATCTACGCTTTCGTTACACAGGGAGCTTAGAAGATCTTAATTCGATTAAAGATCGAATTGAAGAAATAATGAAAGATGAAGGATGGAAAAGGGGCTTTTCGGAAATGGCCCCTTTGGAATCAAACCAGA